AAATTACTATAGAATGACAAAAATTGTGATTTGATGGCAAAGAAAAAATTATTGTGGATTGGTGACTGCGTAATTCCAAGTGGTTTTGGTAGAGTGTCAGAATCTATTCTGATGGGAATCCATGAGGAGTTTGAGGTTCACGTCTTAGGCATTAATTATTTTGGACAGAAGCACGACTTTCCTTTCACTGTCTACCCTGCTCTCTCAAAAGAGAAGGGTGATGTGTATGGATACAAGTATGTGGATGATTTATATCGGGCATTGAGACCAGATATTGTTGTGGCATTTAATGATATTTGGGTCATCAGACAGTATTGGGAACTGCTGAAAGGATTCAAAAAAGAAGATGATTATAAGTTCGTAGCATACTTCCCGATTGATGGGGGTGGGTGGTTCCCTAAAGTTGTAGACTTCATGAATGAACTAGACCTTTGTATTACATACACTCAGTTTGGAGTAGATGTAATGAGGGAAGCTGGATATACTGGTAAGATTGAAACTCTAGAGCACGGCATTGATTCTGAAATCTTTTACAAAAAGAACAAACAGAAATGTCGTGAAGCGATTGGTAAGATGGAGAAGAATGACTTCATTGTATTCAATGGTAATCGCAATCAACCTCGTAAGAGAATTGATTTGACGATCATGGCATTTGCTAGGTTTGCTAAAGATAAACCAAATGCCAAACTTTATCTCCACATGGGAATCAAAGATGTTGGGTGGGACATCATTCCACTATTCAACTACGAGATGGAAAAGAATGGTGTTGATCCAGAAGGTAAATTGTATCTTTCTGGTCTTGAAATGACTCCAGAAAAAAATGCCATCACCCCAGAAGTATTGAATATCATTTATAATTCTGTTGACGTTGGCATCAACACTTCTGAAGGAGAAGGATGGGGTCTGGTTCCATTTGAGCAAGCAGCAGGAGGAACACCACAAGTTCTTCCAAACTATGCTGCCAGTGCAGAAATCTTTGCTGACTGTGGAGAGTTAGTTGATATTAAGTTCATGGGAAAAGATGTTCACTATGGTATTGACCGAGCCTACGTTGATGTTGATGGTGTTGTTGACAAACTAAATAAACTGTATTATGATAAGAAGTATTATGCCAAACAAGCAAAGGCATGTGCTGCAATGGTGGCAAATCCCAAGTATCAATGGGAAAACATCGCTAAAAAAATGGCAAATTATTTAAACAACATTTGAGGTTACTATGAATCCTGACAATCTGAAAGAAAATCTCGCAGCACAATTCTCTGCTGTCGTAGAAGAGATCAAAACTCTTGAGACACAAATGACTACTGCAAGAGAGAAAGCACTGAAACTTAAAGGAGCACTAGAAGCACTAGATCTCCTGGAACAAGAAACGGCAGCACCAGTAGAAGAAACAGCAGAATAATAAATATGTAAGGACCTTCTTTATAAATAATAAGGAAGGTCTTTTTTAGTACATGTCTGCAATTACGATTAACTTAGTGATAGAACAGGGTACTGATTTTTCAGCGAGCTTTACCATTAAGAACAATAATGGTGCTCCAGTAAATCTGTTGGGATTTAGTGCAGCTGCGAAGTTGAAAACTAGTTATTATACGACGAGTTCGCCAACACCATTTAATGTTACTTTTGTAGACAGAAGTAAAGGTATAATTTTACTTTCATTAACTGATACGGTTACAACTAGTTTGAAACCCAGAAGATATGTCTATGATATTGTCTTAACATCTCCTAGCGGTGTCAAGACTAGATTTATTGAAGGAATCGCAACAGTAACTCCAGGAGTGACAGTCTAGTGGCAGATTACGAAATTAATACTACAAACTTTACTGTTACTCAGGGTGCTGGGGAAGACTATAGTGTAGGTCTCAATTATGAGGCACCATCAAAAGGTATTCAATACCAGAATATCATTCTTGATGATATTTCTTCTCAATTTGATGGAGTGCAGACGGTCTTTTCATTAGCGGATAATGGAGATGCCTATCAGGCATTGAATGATCAGCAATTAATTGTTTCTGTTGGAAATCAAATTTTAAGTCCTGGTGTTGGTTATACAGTATCAGGATCTCAAATTACATTTGCAACTCCTCCTACTGCTGGAACGCCATTTTTTACAATTGCTCTGGCAAACACTGCTGATCTTACCAGAACTATTAATTATGTTGTTGATAATGGTTCGGTAGCAATGACTACTGGTAAGAAAGGTTACTTAACGATAGATGTCACTGGGGAAATTGAATCTTATATTTTAATTTCCAGTGAGGTTGGTAATTTAGAACTTGATATCAAAAAATCTACGTTCGCTGATTTCCCTAATACTTTATCAATATGTGGAGGAAATTTTCCAACATTGTCTGGAACCAACAAAAGCACTGACATTAATTTGAATGGTTGGACGAAAACCTTAAATGCTGGTGACATTCTGGAATACGAAGTTATAAATACTAGTATCGCAATCACAAGGTTCTCTATCGCACTGAAAGTAAAATTATAAATATAAACAGATTAATCAAAAATCAATCCCCCTGGAGGAACATTTAAATGGCACTGTTAGTACCAAATATTGGTGAATTAGAATCTCTTCGTTATCTTCTTAATGCTACCCATCAGATTCCTAGAAATCTGATCCTGAAACTCTTCACATCAGACACCACTCCTGCTGAAGGCGACGTTCCTTCACAGACTGCATATTTTGAACCATATGCCGCTGGTAACACCCTCGGTTATGGTACTGCTCCCGACACTGGTTACCACGCTGTTGTTAACAACCGTGCAGACCAAGATTATACCAACCAGTATGGTATTCTTCTGAACGGCAACCGCTGGGCAATCTCTACTGCTGGCGATCCTGTTGCTACTGCTACTGGTGCAGGTAACTCTGGTGAGTTCACAATTACCGTGTCTTCAACAAGCGGAACCATCAGCGTAGGAAACCTTGTTTCTGGTACTGGTATTGGTTCTGATTGTAAGGTATCTAGAGTTAGCGGAACAACCGTTGTTCTGACTGTTGCTAACTCAGGTGCTGTTTCTGGAACAATCAATTTCACTGGTGGCGTTACTACCGCTACTTATCCCGAGCAAACCTTCACATTCTCTGACGCTGCAGATGATGTTTATGGTTACTATCTGGTAAGAGCAAACAACCTGCCTCTCTCAGTTCTCGGTGTAGAAGACGCTTGCGACATCGCTGCTGGTACTCAGTTGACCAAAGGTGACAACACAGACTTCTGTACTGGTATTGTTGGTCAGAGCACAATCACTCTGCCTAACGTTGCTAACATCATGGACGACATCACTGTCGGTATGGTTGTTGGTGGTAACAACGCTGTTCCTGCTGGAACCAAGATCATCGGTATTGATGTTCTTCAGAGAGTAATTTATCTTGATGCTGCTCTGACTGATAACATTCAGGTTGCTACTGACTCCTCTATCACTCTTGACTACAGCACAGTTACAACTCCTGTTGCTCACGAATTGGTAGTTGGCGACGTTATCTATGTTGCTCGCGGTACTGGTAACACCACTACGACTGCTGGTGTATACACAGTCTTCTCCACACCTACAACAACCACATTCAACACAACTCCTGCTTTGGATGGCGGTGGTAGTGGAGCTGCTGGTGATCTCACGCTCTATAACAGCATCATGTATGCTGAGCGTTTCACCAATGGTCCATACCCAATTCAAAACGACGGTGACCAAATCAAGATCACTCTGAACGTCAGCCTTGACTGATACGTTTTTGAATTCATTTTCGTTATAGTTTCAGTGGGGGGATTCTTATGGTCCCCCCTTTTTGTTGGTACTAGGCATAAATGGCAACATTCACGTTTGATACTACAGCAGTCAGAGACTACACCATTGTTGATCATGGTGGATTAGATAATGCAGCTCCAGTAACTCTGAGTGCATCAGACTTAACCAACCTTCAGTATACCACTGATGGTGATGTTGTCCTGTCTCAAAATGGAACTGGTAGTTTATCAAGCGGTGGATTTGCCATCGGAGAACATCTTAGATTTGCAACAGATAGTGGATCTAGATGGTTTACGTTTACATACGATGCTCTTCTTTATAACCAGATAGAAATTACTGGGATTAAAGGTAATGGTAGTAATGGTGGTGAAGAACCAGATAATGGTGAGGATTTAATTTTACAGTATCTTGATGGTGGTGGTAATTGGGTTACTATAGACACTATCATTGCAGAAGATGATACGACTTTCAATACATTAAAGACTGCCGTCATTGCACTTCCTCAGGCAGCACAGAACAACAGTCAAGCATTTAGACTTTATCAAGAAAATGCCAGTGGAGATCCATATGATCACTATGGAATTTCATCAATTAAGTTTTCTGAAACTCTAAGTGGAGGATCGCCAACAGAAGATTATGGTTTAATTACCACAACAGCAACAGCAACAGAGGAACATCAAGAAATTGTCTTTACTGATGTAGCATATCCTTTCGGTAAGGCAAAGATTTCTGGTGGAGCACAAGCAGCAGTATCGTCTGCTCCTCCATCTAGAACTGTAGAAATAAAAACCCAGGGCATCTCCACTGAAAGCAATACATCAGTTTGGGTTGGATCTGGAACAGCCTTTGAAATGGCTGGTGGTCAAGAACTTATTGTCGCACCATGGACGGTTGCTTCTGGTGTCCTTCGCTCATACAGAACTACCAACTCTTTTGTTGGTAGTGGTGATATTTCTATTAGAGATAGATATCAAATTGAGAATACTACCGAGCAAGAAAAGGTAGTAACTCAAATAAGTGCGGATCCTGAAGAATATGAAGTATCATATATCAGTGTTCCAACTGTTAGAGAAATAGATGAAGATGTTAGTTTCTCTCCATCATACAACACTTCATCTGTTGAATACTTTGAGGGCGGTACAGACTATGGTTCTGTTACCCAGTCCTCTTCCACTAATTTAGATAATGGTAATCTCCAAGAAGGAAGTTACGGCGGTGCTGACTATGGATTAGTCAACGTAACTGGGGACGATTATCCATTCCTGCCTGCACTCAATTTACAGGGAAGTGCAGTAGCTCAATACAAACCAACATTTACTAAAGTTGGTACTGGTTTATTCAACTTTATTGGAGAAGCAAAATCAGAATTTAAACCCAACTGGAGGGGTCGTGGTGGCATCTTCATTGCAGGTTCAGCACAAGATTCGTTCATCAGACCAGCAGTTGTTGAAGGTGGATCTATCGTATCCTTCAATGAGTCTGATAACTCTGCTTCTTACAGATACACAGAATCTTCTGTTGAGGAATTTGATTCTAATGACTTTGGTCAGATCACAGCAACTGGTTCTGCAACTGACTACGGCACAGTAACCGAAGGATCCTATGCATCCTTTGATTATGGTTATGTATTCAACATTGATGTTGTTGAACCATATGGTTTATTCTCTCTGCAAGGATATGCAGAATATGCTTATAAACCAACATTCACTCATCGTGGTTCTGGAAGCATCAGCATTTATGACCACTACACATTCACCAAATTCAATCCTCATTGGAGAGGACGTGGTGGATTCTCTATCAGTGGTGGAGAAGGAGATGTATTCAGTCGCCCAGCAGTTGTTGAGGGCGGATCTCTCGTATCCTTTAATGAGTCTGCGAACTCTGCAGCATACTCTTATAATGAATCTTCTGTTGAGGAATTTAGTTCCAATGATTTCGGACAGATTACTGTCTCAGGATCCTCTACAGATTATGGAACAGTCACAGAAGGAGCATATGCTGGATTTGATTATGGTTATGTAATTAATACTGATATTGTTGAACCATATGGTCTCTATACATTTAGTGGTTCTGCTACAACTTCGTTCAAACCAACATTTACACAGGTCGCCACAGGTCTCTTCGCCATCTCTGGTGTATCTAAGAATGAATTTAAACCCCACTGGAGAGGACGTGGCGGAATTGTTCTTTCTGGTGGAGAAAGAGATGTATTCAGTCGTCCAGCAGTTGTTGAGGGTGGATCTCTCGTATCCTTCAATGAATCTTCCAACTCTGCAGCATACTCTTATAACGAGTCTTCTATTGAACTGTTCTCTGATACTGACTTCGGTCAGATCACAGCAACTGGATCTACGACTGACTATGGTTCAGTAACTGAAGGATCATATGCTGGATTTGATTATGGTTATGTATTCAACACGATTGATCAATATCCTCTTGACATCAACGCATTGTTCGCCATTAGTGGTGTTGCTAATGTTGAATATAACCCAGAACTGAAGCAGATTGGTGATGGTCTTTATAACATTACTGGTGTTGCTGAGACTGCCTTCTTGCCACACTGGAGAGGACGTGGCGGAATCATTGTTTCTGGTGGAGAGGCAGATTCTGTTGTCAAGGTATTTACTGGCACAGGATCACTCTTTAGTGTTATTGATAGTGAAGAAAGAGCAGCATACTCTTATAACGAATCTTCTATTGAGTTCTTCTCTGATACTGACTTTGGTCAGATCACAGCAACTGGATCCTCAACAGATTATGGAGCAATCACTGAAGGATCTTATGCTGCCTTTGATCATGGTTATGTATTCAATGTTCTGGATACATATCCTCTTGATATCAACTCGCTGTTCTCCATCAGTGGTGTTGCTAATGTTGAATATAATCCAGAACTTTCACAGACTGGTAGTGGTGGTTACAACTTTGTTGGTGTTGCCGAAACTTCCTTCTTACCACACTGGAGAGGACGTGGCGGACTCTTCCTCAGTGGCGGAGAAGGAGATTCTGTCGTCAAATCCTTTGCTGGTACAGGATCTCTCTTCAGCATTATTGATAGTGAAGAAAGAGCAGCATACTCTTACAACGAATCTTCTATTGAATTCTTTAATAATGTTGATCTCGGTACAATTACAGCAACTGGAACGACAGTTGATTATGGCAACCTGACTGATGGATCTTATGGTGGTCTTGATTATGGTTATGTATTCAGCACCCAAGATGATTATCCCTTTGATATCAATTCACTGTTTGCCATCAGTGGTTCTGCTGATGTTGAGTTCCTTCGCAATCTCATGCAGATTGGAACTGGTCTTTATAACATCAGTGGTGACGCCGCAACAATCTTCAAACCACACTGGAGAGGACGCGGTGGAATCGTCGTTTCTGGTGGCGAAAGAGATTCTGTCGTTAAGGTATTTACTGCCAGTGGATCTCTCTTCCATATTGGTGAGAAAATTGAAAGAGCAACGTTCAGTTACAACAGCTCTTCTATTGATTACTTCAATGATCTTGATCGCGGTTCAATTACGAACAGTGGATCACAAGAAGACAATGGATCGGTTGCAGAAGATTCTTATGCAGGATTTGATTATGGCACAGTAATCAATACCAGTGAGACTTATCCATTCGGTAGTATCAGTATTTCTGGTGGATCAGCAGATTCAGCTGAACTGAAGGTAGTTGTTGGTGGTAATCTCTTTGGATTCGGTGGTGCTGCTGAGGCAGTATCCTGGCAGACTCCAGAAAATACCGCACTTTACAGCTTCAATGGCGGATACAGCAACCTTAAGGCATCTGTATCTGAAGTTGGTAGCGGAAGTCTCTTCAACTATAAAGGTCAATTTGCTCCAACTGACTTTACATTCAGACCTCATTGGAGAGGTCGTGGTGTTATTAGACTGTCTGGCGAAGAAGGATATATTCGTCTCAGAGAATTTGTTTCTAGACAAGGATCTATTTCTGTCGGCGGCAGTGCTCATGAAGCATTCGTCGCACAGACTCCAGAAGATACCGTTCTCTTTACATACTCTGGAACCAGAGGTTCGGAAAAAGCAACTGCTTCTGAAGTTGGTTCTGGTTCACTGTTTGCTATTGGAACACTTATTGAAGCTCAGACAGACTTCTACACAGTTCCAGTATCTACATCATTGTTCGGTGTATCTGGTGCTGCTGGTGTTGCTCAAGCAGATAATTATAATTCCCGTGGTGGAACGCTCAAGATCTACACTGATGATACAGCGTTTAACTATAGAAATTATAGACCATCTCCTCGTTATGTCAATGCCGAATATGGATTTATTGGTGGTCAACTCAATATCGCTGGTGAACTTGATGAGGCATTTACACAACCATACATTGGTTCTGGCAATGCAACTGTCACTGGAATCGCTGATACTGATAGAGCAAGAGATTATGTAGGAACTGGTTCCTTTAATAGCTTCAGTGGTGCTGCAGAATCCAGAGCGATTGCTATCAATGCAGAGACTTCTCTTTACAGAGCATTTGGTTCTGGTGATGATTCTGTTACCAAGATCAATATTGGTTCTGGTTCACTGTTCACTGCTGGAGGAGCTGCAGAATCCAGAACCTTCGCTAAGTCGGTAACAGGTCTCTTCAGTATTGCTGGTGATCAAACTGATACGAGATATGTACCTAACTTCAATGGTTCTGGTACACTTTCCGTTACTAATTCTGCTGATGATGCATTCAGCAGAATCCTTATTGGAACTGGAAGAATCTCCACATTCTCTGGTGCTGCTGAAGCATTTGTTGCTCAAACTCCAGAAAACACCGCACTTTATTCTTTCAACGGCACTGCAACAGAGTCGTTCAGCAAAGGAAATTACGACGGAGTTGGATCTGTATTCACATCTGGATTCTCTACAGAGAAACAAACAGATGCATATGCAGGAACTGGTTCTCTGTTTGCTGCTGGTGGTGCTGCAGAATCCAGAACGATCATCGCAGAGGACAACACAGTTCTCTTCACGATCAAACTCAATACAGAATATGTATTCATTCGTGGACCATATCCTGGTCGCGGATCTCTGTTTGCTGCTGGTGGCGCTGCCGAAGCATTTGTTGCTCAGACTCCAGAAAACACAGCACTTTATTCGTTCTTTGGAAACAGACTTTCCGAGAAGAGAACTTCCAGCGAAGTTGGATCTGGTTCACTGTTCACTGCTGGATCTGGAGCAGAGTCTCGCGTTATCAGTCAAGTTGCGAAGACAGATCTCTTCGCACTCACTGGTTCTGCAGAAGAATCCTTCAGTCAAGCTCCATACAAAGGAACTGGATCTCTATTCGCATCTTCTGGTGCTGCAGAGTCCAGAACGATTATTGCAGAAGACAATACTGTTCTTTATACATTCTCTGGCACAAGACTTTCCGAGAAAGCAACAGTCAGAGAAATTGGATCTGGTTCTCTGTTCAGCACTGGTGGTATCACCGAGTCCAGAACAATTGCACGTTCTCAAACAGGACTCTTCAATATCACTGGCGAGTCCACGGAAATCTTCACCAGAGGAGCATATCCTTCTTCTGGTTCTCTGTTTGCTGCTGGTGGAGCTGCCGAAGCATTCTCGGCACAGACTCCAGAGAACACAGTTCTTTACACATTCTTCGGCAATAGACTCAACGAATCTAAGACAACCAGACTTCAAGGTTCTGGTTCACTCTTCACGTTCGGTGGATCTGTTGAAAGAGCTGCTGTTGCAGAAGAATCAACTGGTCTGTTCTCAATCTCTGGAACATCTGAGTTCAACTTTACCAGAGGGGCATATCC